AACAGTACCCGAAGGTTTGACACAGGTGATAGCGGCTGACTGCTGGATGCCCATCTTCTCTGCATACTCAGCATTAGTATCTACAGCTACTTGCTTCATCTCAGCTAACCACTTGGAGCTGTCTACGTTCTTGGATAGCACAGGATGATCCATGATGCCTGTCAGGGACACACCAAGCAAACGCTCCTCTGATGTATTCTTAGTCCAGATAGGTCTTAGGTAAGGCATATGTGTGAAGGTGGCCTGTGCTGTGCCAAGTATAGTCGCCAGTCTTACCTTGCGCTTGAGTGACTCAAGATCGTCTGTCTCTCTTACGACTACCTCTGTCAGATTGCAGAACTGGTTGCCACGCAGGATGATCTCAGAACATGGGTTAGTCCCCCAAGCATGGCCTGTGTCACGTCTGCCATTCTTAGCTACATGAGCCTCAGCGGCAACACGGCTAAATATACCACGTTCACCTGACTTGGACTCGACAAGAGCTAACCATTCGCGCATGAAGGTTTCCATGTCTGGCTTCTCTGTGTAGCAAGCACTGTTGTTAGCTAAGGCTCTTTGTGGCTCGGTTTCCCACCATTGACCAGACTTGGCATGAGACATCCGCTGATCACTCAGGTTACTCAAGCTGATCATGGCTGACCTACGGACACCCCCGACTACAACGACTTCACCGATCTTACACATGATGTCATGACACTCGATGGAGTTCAGTTTGCGTCCTGCGGCACCCTTGAACTTAGCGACAGTAAAGTTAAACAGATCATTCAGAGGTTCAGCACCACTAGCACGACCACCAAAGGTCTTTAGGCGGCTTCCTGCTGGCCTTACACGACTCAAGTCCCACTTAGGTACATCTCCTGTGTATAGGAGACTGATGAGCTTCCTGAGAGCCTTTGCCCAGCCCTCTTTGCTGTCCTGTACGACAATCACATCGTCACTATCAGCTACGACTGTAGGTATGTCAGGCAGATTGCCAATGGCTTGACGCTCGACACTGAAGCCTACGCCTGTGCCACATAGAAGTATGAACATAGCTTCATCGAAGGCTCTTGGGTGATCCACAGGCAAGTAAGAGCAGTTGTAGATACAGGTGTTATCACGGTCTGCGGCTACACCAGCAGTCATCAAGGCTCTCATCGATGGCATGACAGCTAGATCAAGGATACCATCCTCGATGTCTTCCCAATCCTGTCCTGTCAGTGCCTCTTTGATCTCAGGTTGAGCGCATAGATAGTCAGTGTATCTCTGTACTGTCTCTAGCCATGTTTCTCTGCGGCCTTTGTCTTCTATCCACCTTGCGTATCTGCTGGTGGCAATGAAAGTCTGGTAGTCACTTGGTAGTAGGTTATCCATCGCTAGGTTTTCTCCCTTCTAGCTGGTTGATACGCATCTGGCAGTAGCGCATTGCTTTCTTAATGTCGGTGATCTCGGACTCCACTGAGTCCATGTTTGGATAGAGCTTGGTGCCAGCTCGTGTGACGTACTTCACGATGTTTCCAGCCCAAAAAGAAAGCCCGTCAGACATGATGAAGTCTACGGGCTGGATGGTGTGCTGAGTGTAATGCGCTGGGTCTTTGATTACGTCAGGTTGTCGTTCTTTCTCTTTCATGTATGCCTCATGCCGCATGTTGTTTCCCTGTAAATAGAATTGGTTTCTTGTTCTCATAGTCCCAATCTTCCCAACGCAGTATTCGCGCTAGTCTGGCTTGGGTGAGGGCGTCTTGTTTGGTAAAACCAGCCTTGATGTAAGCCTGTTCGACTAATGACCATGTAGGTCTGGAACCTAAGACCTTCTCTGCTGTCTTAGCTCCATATCCTTTGAGTCCTGCATAGCCATCAGTCACATCTCCAGTCAGGCACTGCATCAAGAAGAACTTGTCAGCTTCTGCCTGAGTAACGTCCATGCGTTCACCAGACATCGGTCTAAACAGCTTTGTTGGTATGGTCTTCATGTCCTTATCATCAGACACGATGATTGCCTTGCCGACATTCTCAGGTTTAGTAGCTAGGATGCCCATGACATCATCAGCTTCTAAGCCGTTTATAGTGACTGTAGAAAACGTATGTCTTGCCCAGTCCAGCATGGCGGCATAGCCAAGAGGCTTACGGACACCTTTGCGATTACCTTTGTATCTGGGATCAACATCACGTCTAAAGTTATGCTTGGATGATATACAAAGGATCACACGGTCATCATGTAGTGTCTCTTTGAATGTATCGAGCTGATCAAAGAACATTTCCTTAGCCAGCTTTAGGTCAGTGTCTAGGCTCCAGATGTTCGAGCCATCGTCTTCATCCCAGCATATCTCTTGCTCAGTGAAGGTTGTGCATCTGTATAGATATAAGTCAGCATCAACTAATAGCATCTTCTTCTAGCTCCTTTAAGAATGACAAACCGTCAGCCGTGATTAACCACCTGTTACCCCACAGCTCGTCAGTGAGCTTGGTAGTGATCAGGTTCTCTGTGGCGGCAATGGCAACCATCGAGGCGGCATCACGGGCAAATGTTGACTTAGTGGTGAACCCACCAGCCCATGCACGTGCAAGCACTTGGAACATATGCCCAAGGGCTACCTCGGTTGCTTCCTCTATCTCAGTGGGTGTCAGCCCATGTTCTTCCAACGCTGAACTCAGCGTCGATGGGGATTCTGAGCTTGTAGACTTCGCCAGCCTCTTTCGCACATCGTCTAATGAGATTACCGACATATTCTTCCTGTCCTTTCTTTACTGCACATTGAACCTCATCGTGTATCCAGCCGATCACTGTCACATCTAGGTTTTGTTTCTTGATTTCCTTGTCGAGCAAAGTGACCCACTTGGATGACACAACAGCTCCTGCCGATTGCAACAGGCTGTTGAGACTTGTGTGGCTTGAGTTCACCTTGATGCGGTTGTTGCCTAGGGCTTTGATCCAGCCTTTAGATGCGGCTTTCTCTACGTCTTTCTTTAGCTGACCGTAGGCTGGAACAGCATTTATGAAGTTCTCTTTAAGTCGCTTTCCTTCTTTGGCTCCTTTGCCAACGATGGCTCCGACTTTAGAGTCTCCAGCTCCGTAGAGTGTGGCGTAGAGCCACGTCTTTGCTTGGTCACGTGTAGTAAGTCCCGTTGCCTTCTGGTTGTATGTGTGGATATCGGATTCCAGCACGACTTTCGCATAAGAACCCTCGTCATATGATGCCAGATAATGGGCAAAGAGTCTGATCTCGATGCCACTTAGGTCACAGCCAACAAGTGAATACCCACTGGGTACAGTGAATAGATCACGACACTGTTTGCCATAGGGCAGACGCACAGCAGGAACCTGTGACAAGTTTGGTTGAATGTGAGTACACCTGAGCGTCCTAGTTGATGGACAGATAAGCCTATGACGTATCTTACCGTCACTGCTGACCTTCTTCATCCACGCTTGTGAACCCTCAGCTAACTGACCTATGCGCTTCTCAAGTAAGAACAGCTCACCTAGTTTCTTAGCTTCTGGATAGTCCAGCTCACCAAGAACAACATCATCGATGATTGCATGACCCTGTGGTGTAGTCTTACTAGGCTTCCAGCCATACTTCTTGGTCAGGCAGAACTCAATGTGCCTACGTGAGCTATGGTTGAACTCGACAACCTTGGTCTTAACAAAGGGGACGCCCTTCTCATACCCTAGCTTCTTGTTGTTGACCTTGGGTATGATGGTCTCATGTACTTCCCAAGGCTCAAACAGGTTCTGTAGTTCATCATTGAGTTCATCACGCCGCATACTCAGCTCTGCATAGAGCTTACCAGCACCAGCTTCATCAAATGTCCATCCAGCATTGCCAATACGTTCAGCAACCTCAGCTACATCATGAGCTAGATCAATAGCCTCTGGGTTGTGGTTCTCAGGCTTTAAGAACTTGTAGAGAGCCATCAGGACATAGACATCCTGTTCACAGTAATCTTGCATGGCCTGTGACCAGTGTTCCCAGCCGCCATCATAGTCGTCTTTCAAGAAGTTCTCTGAACCTGAGATGCGACTATTGAGTCTCATGCCCCACGCTTTGAGGCTATGTGATCCATAGAGCCGCTTAGGTAGTACCTCGTTACTCCAGTTGTACTCGAAGTCTTCGTTCTTTAGGTCAGCTCTGATCAACCTAGATAGGACTAAAGTGTCTGAGCGTTTACCTTTGAAAGCCCACGATGGATACAGCTTGTCGATTACTTTGAAGTCGTAGCCGATGCCGTTGTGAGCCACAAGTTCATCAGCAGTTGCTAGTTCTGCTAGACCTTCTTCAATCTGGTCATGGCTGTAGCTCCATACCTTTTCCCCGTCACCCACGCCGATGCAATGGATGACATCAGGATCGAGACCGTCAGTCTCTAAATCAAAGAACAACCTCATCGGTTGTCTCCTGAGCCTTTGATAAGGTCTAGTTGCATACGCCTGTCGAGCTTACGTAGGTTCATGTCAGCTACAGACGAAAGATCGAACTGGAACTGAGCCGCGAGGTTGGCTAAGTACCAAAGAACATCACCAGCTTCCTTCATGACCTCGATGCGCTGATTGTAGTTCATATCAGCTATGTGACCCTCATGGTCACGTATGTGCTTCTTTAGCTTGTCACAGACTTCACCTGTCTCTGATGCCAGTCCAAGTGCTAGGTATTCGATCTTGCTATCATCAACGATAAAGGTGGACTCAGCCTTCAGTTGGTATTCATCAAGTGTCAATGCGTTGCTCATGAGACCCTCCTATCGTTGAAGTCGAGAGTGAATTGGTCTGGTATGTCAGTGGGTACGCCTTTAATACGGAAGAAACCCCTGTACTTAGGGTTCATTTCCATAAAGTGCCTTGCGTAATATGGACGGTGGTTGTTGCTTAACTTAAAAGGCTCACCACGGGTTTCTATCGATGTAAACCATCGGATTCTCTCGAAGATTGCATTTATAGAAAAGTTCTTTCGTCCAGCTTTAATTGCATCAAAAGTAAAGCGTTCAACTAACTCATATATCTCTGGGTTATCGTTATGGAACTTTCTCCAGTTATCTTTTAGTGTCATTAGAACTCACTCCCTTCGGGTACTAGGCGACCTGTGTCGCGGTTAAATTGAATGTTGCCAGCCCAACCAGTCTCTCCAGACCAACGGTTCTTGAGGACTGATAGGATTCTGGTGTCACTGTCTGGTTCTTCTTTATCGACAGCCATCGACAGGCACATATCGGATAACTGGGCTATCGAGGCTGACCCACGTAGAGATTGCAGGGTTGGTTTCTCACCTTGCTCAAAGCCTTTGTCACCTGATGGTCTTCTAAGGTGGCTTACAATGATCAAGCCAATGTCCAGCTCTTGAACTACCTCTGACCTTAGCCTTGTCATGGCTATGTCTATGAGCTTGCGTTCATCGTTAGTTGCTAGGCCAGACACAAGGATACTGATGTGATCGAGGACAACCCATTCGACACCCAAGGCTTTGACCATAAAGGTTATGCGCTGGATAATCGTGTCAATGTCACAGCTACCAAAGTGATCATAGAGGTACACTTGCTTGTCCTCTGGGAACAGCTCATCGAAGGCTTCCTCGATCTCCTCTTGGGTAGCCTGGTCTTTGTTGACAGTGATGTTCTTGTTGAGGTGGATACCAACGAGACCTTTAAGTGTTCTCTTGTTGGTTTCCTCTAGGCAAAGCAGACCCAGCTTCTGTCCTGATTGATGTAAGTGATAAGCTATCTCTCGTACTAGAGTTGTCTTACCCATTCCCGAACCAGCCGTGATCGTCACAAGTTCCCCACGCCGAAGACCGCCAGTGATGGCGTTCAGTCGATCATATGGATACTTAATGGATGAAGCGGCATCATCCTGACCTATCACGCTTCGGAAATCGGCAGAGGTCTTGATGCTATCAGGCCGATATTCTCTGGCCTCAAAGATAGCACTCACGACAGCCGCTGACTTACCTGCCATTAGGCACTCATTAACATCCTTCATCGGGAGTGTGGCAATGAAGGCTTTACCTATAGGCAGGACTTGTGCTGACGCTAAAGCGGCCTCTCGACCAGCTTTGTCGTCATCGAAACATATGATTACCTTGTCGAACTGACTGACATAATCATAGTTGTCTTTGATTGTTCTTACTGCTGAGTTTGATCCATTAGGAATACCAACACAGGCTAGGTGGTACTTACCAGCACAGGTGGCGGCACTGATGGTATCTATCTCACCCTCACAGATAACCAGCTTACCTCTGGTGTAGAGGTGTGAACCAAACAGGGTCATCTTCTTGGCATCACCTACGATGCTAAACTGTTTGTCTTTGGTTCTGATCTTCTGAGCTACTACATGATTATCTTTGTCAGTGTAGTTGGCTACTTGTACTGACTCACCTTTGTGCTTGGCTATAAAGTAACCATACTTACGACAAAGGTCTTCGCTCAGACCTCGTTTCTTGATCGAGGTATAGCTACCAGTAAGAAGACCGCCCGTTACAGGCAGGGAGGATACTGTTGTAGGCGATATCTTCTCACTGGTGCCATCTGGTTGCACAGTTGTGTTACACGCGAAACAATGCGTATGACCATCGTCATAAAGAGAGTTGGCATCACTGCTTCCGCATAGATCACACGGTAGATGTGATACAAACTCGCTCTCGTTTTCTTTAATCTGCATATTCATACGCTTGCTCCCTTTGCGTAACTACTCCTTCAACCAGCTCTCAGGGATCGTCTTGAAAGCAAAACTGAACCCATGCTTTTCACACCACATCGAGTATGTGGTCTTGGAGCCTTTGTAGAGTTTCTGGTTACTGCTGAAGACGAACCTGATGTCGATGTCAGGACATTGTGCTTTGATCAAAAGGTGCTTTTGCCTATCACTAGCAATGAAGCGACCTTTGGTTTCGACATAAAAATACCCACCATCTCTGGTGAGTATCTTGAAGTCTGGTGTGTACTTAGATGATCGAGGTGGCCACTCGTAGTTGAGCTTCTCTTGCTCGTAAATGACTGGCACATTTAATGACTCTAGTTGTTGTGCAACCTTGATCTCCAAGCCACTTCTATATCCACGTTTCCATGCAGACCTAGAAGTCTCCTTCGGTATCGTCTTGGAACTCATTGGTTTCCTCTTTTGCTTGAGAAGCGATATAACCGCCATCGACAGCACCAAAGTCATCACCACCGTTACCCATTGTCTCGGCTGGTGTGATGATCTGAACAGCACCTAGGTTGAGCTTTACGCCCACGTTGACGCCTTTGTCGTAAGCAGTCAGGGTGCCAGCTACTCGTAGAACAGAACCGCCCCATAGTTGTGGTACTTGGTTGTCCATGATGAGCTGTCCTGCTGAGTCCTTGAACTTAGGCTGGAACTTGCTCTTGGTCTTGAAGATCACATCACCAGTATCAGGGTCAGTCATATAAGGGAGCTGGGCTTTAGACATCTTTTTGCCTAGCTGTTCCTGTGCAAACTCATTGATCTTGGCGACAAGAGCCTTAGCACTATCAGGATCGACTGCGAGGTTTGTCTTGAAAACACCCTCGTCATCGAACTTAGTGTCGGCCTTGTTCAACCAAGGATACTGGGCAACACCCTGTGGTGTAGTGAAGTTCATTCGTGCTTGAGCCATTTTGGTTTCTCCTTTGCGGCTTTTCTTTGGTCTACAGTTGTTAAGTTGATTGGTTGACCCATAGCTCTAAGCTCGATGCCAAGGGCATGGGCTTCTGCTAGAAGGTCTACTGGAACAGGCTTACCGCGCATCTCGCACAGTCGTGCCTTCTCCAGCACTCTCTCGCGAGGGTGCATGGTATTCTCCTGATTTGTTTTTATTGTTATCTTTGGAGTCAAACCCAAGGCCGCTAGTTAAATACATTACCGATCAAAGTACGTGGAAACGGCCTTGGGATATTCTTACAGGAAGCAATAGTCGCTTTTTAGGACTTGCTTCAGATCGAGTGTTCCTTTGGCTGGAACCTCTGGTAATTTAGCTTTCTCTGGATGATCTAGTTGAGCGACAACCTGATCTTTCAGTCGCTCGTATAGACACTCGCCTTCATACTGTTCGACAAATGCCTCACGTACAGCATTGAACATCTCAGCAGTGTCGGCTGGTGTTGTTGCAAAGCTGTCATGGATCAAGAAGAAATCCTTGATGCCATACTTGTCGAAGCATTTAAGAACTGTTGCATGTAGATGAGAGCTGTCGAGGCTATGAGTATGATTGGCGGCACATGCGGCATTAGATTTACGCGCATCGACCACATCATGTATGTCGTCTTTGATTGTCACTTGGCTTCTTTTGATGTGACCAAACTCTTTGTCATACAAGTAAACCTTGATAGCTTTAGAGATACGTTTGTTGTACCGATTGACGACAGGAAAACCCATTGGCGTTGTCCAAGTCATCATCTTGTTCTCGTTGCTACACGCCTCACATAGTTTCTGGATAAATCCCATTCCTTCGTTGGCACCTCTGACGACCTCGTTGACAGCATCCCAGCTTTTCTTAGCTAAGTAACTGGCGGCGGCTTGACCTTTGTCTAACCCCAGACACTCACCTGTCTCCTCATCGATCTTCTCGACAGCAAATGGATTAACAGTGTGTCCTTCCCAGTGACCATCACTGGTGATCGCATCATTGATAGGCTTCATGAAGTCAGTCTTGATCTGCTCACCAAAGCCATACAGATTGGAACCGTAGTTCTTAGTCATCACATTGCGCTTCAAGGTCTTGCGACCAACACGAAACTTCTGCCAAGCCTCGCGCATCTCTTTGTTAGACTCAGACTTATCAGCATCTATCTTCTGTCTAGCAACCTCTGCAACAGCCTCATATAAGTCCTGTGGCTTATCTGATGGTGTCAGGTTGACCAAAGCACCCTCAGCCTCGTTCAAACCAAGCGCACTGAAGTGCTGGAGTCCTGAGTTGGAACCATCGAGGCCACATGGAAACCCAGACTCATACTCGTAGCCGTAGGTGAATACATTATGTATCTCGATACAGGCCGATAGGAAGCCAAAGGGCTTGTCTGCGTGGCTCCAGTATAGCTTGGTAGCATCATCGCCATCGAAGCTCTCACGGAAGTCCCTAGCGACCTCTAGAATGCTTTCAATGTTGTCTGTGACCCACTCAAGTCTGTCGCTGATTGATGCTTTACTGATCTTATTGAAATCACCTAGGTCAGCGCACTTCAAAGCAATCCATTGCAAACCTTCTTCACCGACTGGCTTCTTGTTGTGCAAGAGCATCATCGACTTGATGTGGTCTGAGCGTTGGTGACTGAAGTTAGCGACAGGATACACTCTGCCTCTGAAATCCCACGATGCACCCACCCAGAAAGCCTTTGTAGGCAGGTTGGCAAGTTCTCTGGCAGTTCGTAGGTCTTGAGTCTTTAGAGCCAGCCCACCGTCAATCTCGCGGTTCTTATTGAACACCTCTCTGGCTCGTATGACCCAGCCCTTCTTGTCTGCTTTAGACAGTTCCGACCAGTTGTTAGGAAAAGCTAACTTGTCGAGCTTAGTGGCTCTTGGAAACTTAGAGAAACACTTGTTGTTTTCCCATGCCCACTCGACAGCCTCTAAGATAGGTACATTGATCTCAAAGGGTGTATCTTGGATCAAGTTCAAGGCTCGTAGCATCTCACTCAAAGAACCATCTGCAATAGCCCTACGCACCATCTTCTGTTGCTTCGGGTTGGCACCTCGTACCAGTGGCACCTGTGCTCCTAGAGCTGAGTCCAGATAGACACCAGCAGTTCTCTCATATGGGTTCTGGTTCTTCAGATCATCAAAGGTCTGCCACTGCACTGGTGGCACTGACATTGGTGTAAACATAGGTTCCAACCAAGATGCTTCCTCGTTGAGTACCTCTAAGCGTTCTAGTTCATCATCAGTCATGGCTAGTTCAAAGGTTCCTAGCTCCTGTCGAGTCTTAGCGTCATACTCTTGCTCCGACCAAGCTATACCGACACGCTTAGATGTCTTAACACCTCGTTTACTGTATGTATTCTTCTCCCAGACTTCAAAGAGGTTGGCTGACTCCAGCACTGCGTTCATAAGCAAAGAACCAACCTTCACACATAGGTCTTTAGACCAAGGTTCTTTTGTAAGTCCTTCCTTGGTTGCAATGGCTTTCAGTGCGCTTTTGCGATACTTGACGGAGCTATGCTCTTTCATCACCTTGTTATAGACTCTTTGCTCTAGCTCCTTGTTTTCACTGCGGAGCCATCGACCCCACTGTTCCATCTCTACAGCACGACCTAGCTCTACCAAGGTACTCGCTAGTGTTCTTTGACGACCAACAGAGTCTAAGCATATCGACAAAGCTATTACTGACATAGTTCCAGTAGGAATATCTTTGATCTCATTGAACCAAGTAAACTGTCTGCCACTGCCAGAGTCACCTTGGTTACTTATGACAGCATCGAGGTACTTCTGCACTGCGGCTTGCTTAGTGTCGATAACAGACTGAGCGTTTTGCTGTGTGGAGATGTTCTTGTTCTTAGAAAGTCTCTTTAGATACCTGCGGCGACCACGCAAAGACATTACTTTCTCACGTCTAAGTTCTTGGATAACTTCTGGTGAGTTCTGGTATGCCTTGTGTAATTCCTTCAGTTTATCGAAGGGATTATCAGTGGTGTTTTGGGTATCTAGCATGAACACTCTCCTGTGTGCTGTGGTTAACACTTATTGTGTTAGGTGGACACAAAACTAAACTACTGAAATCATTAAGTTTACGTTTTAGGAGATTTAGACTGTTAATCAGGTCTTTTGTCCCCTTGGATGCCCCAAGCGAACCCCTGATTGTAGGCATAAAAAAAGAGACCTCAATAGCACGTGGCTATCAGGTCTCAGTGTCGTAAGTATAATTTATATACTTAGCTACTTCTGTATTAAAGTGTACCAGCTACATAGGTCTGTGATACCAGCTATCTTAATCTTTAGTAGTAGCTATAGTAGCTATAGTAGCTATGTTTCTAATGCTAAGTCAGTCCTATTATGTAGGAACCACCAATACTCTGTGACAAGGTTTCTCAAGCGTGCTACATCATGTGTATGTCGGTATATGTCTTTTACATAGGTCTCTTGGAACAAATCTAGCAATTCATCTGATGCTTGATAGAGTTTTGCTGATGGCTCCTCAATCCAGCCAGCATCTAAACACTCCTTGATCATTGTTGTCGCTGACTTGTAAGTTATTACTAGCTCTGATGCTACATCCACACTGCTGACTGGTGTTTTTAAGATTAGACTCTTGCACATCAACCTAGAAAACATCTGACGTGTGTCGGTGCTTGTGAAGTACCTAACTAACTTGGAGGTATGCTGGGTAGTACGTTCTTTTCTGAACCTGTAACAGTACAGATCAATGTCGCAGACTGCCGCAGTGTAGGCATCCCAGATACGGCGTCTAGTCTCATGTCGTTGCTCAGGTGGCTCAATATCCAAGTCTGCCGAGTGAAGCAGTTTCATATATTCTACTTTGTTGACCATAGTCTAAATGCTCCCATTTCCTAAAGCCTGACTCATGCCAGCTACTTGTTTCTGTGTATCGTCTTTGAGCTTTATATACTTGTTAGTAGTTTTCAAGTCAGAATGACCTAGCATCTTACCAATAACTGTAGATGTGATATTTAGATCATTGGCAAACCTTGTCGCGGCAGTGTGTCGCCAGATGTGGAAAACAATGGTCTTGTCGTCACTCCCGAACACCTTGTGCCGCATCTCGCCCCAGACTTTGTAAAAGGTCTTGATACTGAAGTAGTCCCAGATCGCCTCTAGAGCCTCTACAGCGGCCTCTGAGGTGTCGTTAAGGGGTACGTACCTCTGCTTCTTGCCTTTACCATTCCACTTGGTCTCAGGTAGCCATAGCCACTTAAATCCATCGTCATCAACCTCGACCTTGGCCTTACCCTCGTAGAGCTGGAGTATCTCCCCAAGCCTCATGCCTGTGTGTAGCGATAAAAGACTCATGTGATAGACATAGGGTGCCTCGCGGTTCGACTTAAGCCAGCTTAGTATCTTGGCTATCTCTGTGTCGGTGAAGAACCTCGGCCTCGCGTTGTCCTCGTCATACTGATCGATGCTAATGGGATACTTGACGTAGTGATTGTCGAAAGCATACCTCACGACCTTGCCTACCGCGACTCCATGCCTGTTGGCTGTGGTCTCGGCTAGGTCATGGTCTTGTATCAGGTGATCCATATAGAAGTGTACGTCTGCGGCTCTGATGTCGTCTATTGGCCTGTCGCCATTATTGTCGAACTCTGCAAACCTTCGTATCGCCATACGGCAATACTCGGAGTGCTTAGGCTTCACACGCTTATATATGATCTTGTGGTGTCGCTCGTGAAACTGAGAGAATGTATATGTGTTAGCTTTAGTCACAATATGGCTCCCCTGTTGCTGTGTCGATTAGCTCTTGATCAAAGCAGTTGTTCATCGACCAGAAAGCTCGTTGTAGCTTCCTTGGTGTTTCGGTGTCTGTTAAGTCGAAGCACTCAGTCCATTCACACATAAAGTGTCTAAGTGCATTACGAGCCTCGATGACAGCCTTGAGCTGGTCTTGTGATAGTGCCGCTATGCCATCTCGCCTTATTAGCTCTACAGTTGATTGACGTGTCGCGTGGAACTCCTCGCGCTGTTCTTCTGTCAGTGTCGCCCAGTTCTCTGGGTAATCGATATAGTCACTCATTGGTTAGTCTCCTCTTCTGTGTCATCGTAAGGGCGACTGTGGTCATGGTCTTTCTCGCCCTCAAAAAGCCAAGCATCAATACTCATACCGCTTCCTGTCATATGAACTGCACTTTGAGATATATTGTATAAGTTAGCGTCCCAGATGTGCATCCCCTTGGCTGGTCTCCAGTTGCTCACAGGATTATCAAACAGGTATTCATGAGTAAGTAAGTCGTGCATGTCACAACCACTACTGACCATACAGTCGCCCATAGCCAACATGCCGCTATAGTCTTCCGTTATGTCCTTGAACTCGATCTCGTAGTCACGCTCGAATACATGACGAACAGTTAGTTTACGTTTAACAGTCATGATGGTCACTCTCCTTTAGTTCAAGTTGTGTCGCACGTTTACGCTCGGCTACGTGGGCGTCAGCTAGTGTCGCCATGCGCCTCAGCTCGTCCCTAGCGAACTGTCGTGACTCGACAGACTCCGCACGTGTCAGCACCTCGATGAGTGCTGGCAAGATACGCTCCCAGCGTGGCTTGAAGTCGACACATTGCTGTGTCGTGGTGTCGTTGTTACTGCTGGTCATCTTGGTTGCTCCCTTGCTGTTGCTGTAGGATGAAATCTAGGCGTTGGCCTCGCACGACCACATTCATGTCGATCAGCTTCTTGAGGTGTAGCTTCTCGGCCTCGCTCAGTCCCTCTAGCTGTGACTGCATATTATCCAGTGTCGGGTTGTCTAAGATCGACTGCATAGCCGCTATAAGAGTGTCGCGGCTAAACTGCTGTGTCGTAGTGTCGTTGGTTGTCATCTCTTGATCCTCTTCTCGATTGTTGGTGTCGCGTCCCAGTCCCTACGCTTCATGCGCCACTTCTGATTAGTGATAGGCTTGACGCATCTGACGTGCTTATGACCCACGACAGCCCAGATAAGGTGGGTGCCGCAGATCGGGTACTTGACGTTGTAAAGGTCAGCTTGGAATAGCCTCGCGGTGCGCCATGTCGCCTCGCGTGGCCTCGGTGTTTTGTGGTTAGGTCTGGTCATTCTACAAGCCACCCCTCGTCCAAGAGTGTCGCGGCTAGGCTCTCGGCATAGCGTGGCTCGACCACAAGGGCATCGCCCCACCAGTGCCCCTCACTGTTGTTGCTGAGGTGCCTAGATGCGTTGGAGTGTGTCGGCCTCACCAGAAACAGACTGTCGTGGTTCTCGAATGTGAAATCGGGGGCAATCATGATGCACCCCCAGACAGCACTACGATCCAGTGCCAGTAGGTATACTCGACTCCCCAGATGTTCATCCAAGGCAGGGTTGCGGCGACCAGTAAAAGGCCGCCCAGTAATTCACGGTAAAGGTTCATGGCTAAAACTCCCCGACAATAAAGGCTGATGAATTAGGCACCTCGATGACCGTTGTGTGGTCTCTAATGGTGTCTAAGTCGGGGTAATCCTCGGAGTCGTAGCTCTCGTGGAACTCATCGATGCAAGCGTATTCGCAGAACTCGCAATCGGTGGCGATAACGTCTAGCCTGTCGTGACCGCCCCCAATGTCATTGGAACGCTCGACAAGGTACGCATAAAGCGCACCAAGCCCAGCATATGACCAAGCCTCAGCCCTGCCGTGGTTGTGGAAGGCATCGCGGAATTGTGACTCGTTGATCTCTTGATAAATCATGACCGACCCCCAGCGTTGAGGTTAGCAAGTGCAATCACGCCCGACTTGATATCGCGCTTGATCTGCGCTGTGTCCATGCCCAGAAACTTGTTGCGATACTTGCTAGTCGTGACGCTGTAATCCCAGCGGTCAGCGTCTAGGGTAACGACCCCAGCCGATATATGCCGCTTGGCAATCACTGTCTGATATGATTGGAAGTATTCGTATTCGCCATCGGTTATAATGAACTGATTGGCTACTGGTGCGCCTGTGCGCCCTGTCATTTGTCTGACTTGTGACATCGCTTAATCCTCCTGCGATACTGTGTCGCAAGGGATAAAAACATATGCCTAGATGGTGCTGGCGGAGAGACTCGAACTCCCAACCGCCCGATTACAAATCGGGAACCACCAAGGAATAACCCTTGCTTGAGATCACAGTGAATCAATTTGACAAGTATTGCAAGCACTATTTTACAAACAGCGACACAAAAGCAGATCGGCTGGTAATCCTGCGCTTTGCAAGGTGTAGACCTGCGGGGGCTTCAGGTTAACGAGTAGCCTCTCCGCAAGCCTACAACCTAGGGAAACACGTCAGAAGTTTTGTGTCCACCTCTTAGATAAAAACGGTAGTAGTTTTAGGTAGTACCTAGGTGATCATATGAAAGTAAGTTGACTGTAGTCAGTACCACCACAGATAAGAACAATAGGACTTAGATCACCTAAGTATTAAGACAACTTAGATCACCTAAGTACCAGCTCCCGATTTATTCATAAAAGAGTAATAACTCCACCACAGATATAATTCTGTTTGTCGCTCCTTAATGACCCAATGTCTCTCAGGTATTCATAGGATCAGCCAGCCGATGCGACATCGGCAACACAAAAGCACCAACAGTATCAACAGTTTACCAGACACTGACCAGGCGATTGGGACTCCTGCCCACTTTTGGCACCCCCGTGGCGTCGTAACTCAGATCAATTCCAAAAAGCCGCTAAAGCCCCGCGTTGTTGTTGTTGTTCCGACCTTCTTCATCAGAGGACTCCCCCAGAGAAAACAAAGGAAACCCCTAAATGGCACTAGAATCAGGCACCTATATAAACAGCCTTGTAGCCACCAACCCAGTAGCAACTGATGGTCTGGCTCAAGCAGACGACCACATGCGACTAATCAAGGCTACAGTTCTAGCGTCTTTTCCTAATATCACTGGAGCCATGACGGCCACACAGGCGGTACTCAACGGTATAGACGCTCGTATGACAGCCTTGGAAACAGCCTTTGCCACAGGCACCAAGATGCTATTCCAGCAGACCACAGCCCCTACAGGCTGGACTAAGGACACCTCAAGCAACGATAAGGCACTCCGCGTTGTATCAGGCACTGTCGGTTCTGGTGGTTCCGCTGGGTTCTCATCTGCCTTCTCCAGTATCACCCCTGCTGGTTCCATCAGCAACACCGTGGCTGGCTCCACTGCTTCTCATGCTATCACAGTAAACGAGATGCCAGCTCACTCCCACGCTATCACAGGTACATACAAACGTGATGATGGAAGTGGTGGTGGCGGTCATTTCCCACATGGATCAGCTCGTAGTACATCAACTAGCATCTCAGGTTTCTTAGATATCACAGCCAGTAATACTGGTGGTGACGCAGGTCACACTCACGGCGTAGGTACACTTGCTGTATCTAGCACCTTCTCAGGTACATCTATTGACCTAGCTGTAGCCTACGTAGATGTGATCATTGCGACACGAGACTAGAACCCATGAAGCTAGAGGTAAAACAGAACTGTCCACTAGATAGCTTCAATCCTTGTCGTCAATTCGACTGTGCGTGGTTCATGAAGATACAAGGGCATAACCCAAACACAGGAGACCCCACAGAGGAGTGGGGATGTTCTATGGCTTGGCTACCTATACTCATGATTGAGAACGCACAGCAGTCTAGGTCTACAGGGGCGGCTGTCGAGTCATTCCGTAATGAGATGGTTACACAGAACATAAAGAACACCGAGTTACTTAAAAACGAACAGTTACATCTGGAAGGGAACTAAAGCTAATGGCGATCCTACCCATACGTGACCTAGGTGACACTGGAGTTGTTACAGATGTATCCCCGTATAACATCCCCATCAATGCTTTCAACAAGGCTTTCAATGTACGTTTTGATGAGGGCAAGGTGCTACGTGCGCCTATCTTCCGTAAGATCAAAGATAGCTTAGGTTTTACTCCTAGGTTTACCTACGGCATTGTTCCTTCTAGTGGCTTTGATACCACTTTGCTGTTGTCGAACTCATGGGTAATCAACGAGTATGCTTCGGGTACTGTAAGTAACAGGTCTGGTTCCATATCTGGTTCTGATGACCCTAGGCCATACACAGGCACCTCACTTGCTGACGTAGTTTACATAAACAGACCAGACAGGGTTCCAGTGTACCGCCTAAGTACAGGCATTAACTTTGCTGACCTAACTAACTGGGATAGCAACTGGCGTGCCTCATCACTTAGGTCATACGGTGACTTCCTGATAGCCATGAACATGACAGAGGGTTCTGCAAACTACCCAACCCGTGTTCGCTTCAGTAACCTAGTTACAGCTAACTCAATACCTGATAGCTGGGATGAAACAGATACAACTAAGTCTGCTGGCTTTAACGACCTAGTACAGATTAAGACTGAGATCATCGATGGTGCTACCCTAGGTACTAACTTTATTATCTACGCTAGTGACCAAGTGTGGATGATGGAGTTTGTCGGTGGAACCTTTATCTTTAACTTCCGTAAGCTCTTTACAGATGCTGGTGTTATTAACCAGAACTGTGTTGTCGAGGTAGAAGGTAAACACTTTGTCTTTGGTGCTTTTGACATCTACACCCATGATGGTACATCCAAGCAATCTATATGTGATGAACGAGTTAAGAACTTTATATACTCAAGCATCAACAACCAAGATTCCGACAGGTGTTTTGTACAGCACAACCCGACACTCAACGAGATATACTTCTGCTATAAGTCTGGTGATGAATACGTAGCATTTCCTAATGCAGACCGATGTAACAGGGCGGCAGTTTATAACTACCGTAATAACACATGGTCATTCATGGATTTACCTAACGTATCCAGTGGCACCATAGCTAACGTAAACTCAGTGGCTACCTATGCAACCAGCAGTACATCTTATGCCCTCACTGGTGGCACCTACTACCAGCAGGAAGACTCTTTCAACCGTCATACCCTGATGGTAGGTGAGAGCCTGAGTGCCGATGGTATCACCTCAGATAAACTGTATGGCATCGATGTATCAGATGCAGGACAGATTGCTTTTGATCTGGACACACAAGCCACTAAGCCTGTGTACCTAGAACGCACGGGTCTTGATCTTGACGAAGCTGGTCTGGGTGCTTCCCAGTATGTTGTGTGTACCCGTATCTACCCACAGGCTGATACTGTGAACACCAATGATACAACCATGAACTTCCAGTTTGGTGCATCGGACATACCGAGGTCTACCCCCACGTATCAGTCAGCAGTTACTTTTGATGTATCTACAGATCACAAGATCGACAGCAGAGCCGCTGGTCGATACCTGTCTTACAAGGTCACATTGAATGACAATAAGGACTTTGAAATATCAGGGTTTGACCTAGAGGTTACTGCGACAGGCAGGAGATAACTATGGCTGTAAACGATAAGACCAATGTGGTCGTGCAGACTTACTCCAGAACACAGTACCCAGTTATCGAGGAAGGTATCAGGAGATACTTCCAAGATGAGCTACAGCGCATTGAGACATCAATCAGGTCGTTAGCTCAGGCTTCAATACAGGTATCTGAGTCACCACCTGAGAATCCAATCAAGGGTATGGTTAGATACGCAGTCAGTCCATGGAACCCCCTCAGTAACGGTTTTAGTGGCCTTGTGGTCTACAATGGTACGGCATGGGTGGCGGTGTAAGAATACCAGTGATCGAGCGTCAGGAATACACCGTCTTCTATGAGGGTCTTAGTTACCCCGAAGGTGTACTTGTGTTTGTTCACTGCGACATAAAACAAGCATGGTCAAAGACTGTAAAGCAGTCACTCAAGACTGACTTTGATCACTTACTAAGGATGAGGCAACAACCTTTGTACTGCCTCAGACATGACACAAAACAAGAGAAGTTCATCAAGATGTTTGGCTTTGAGTTTTCATTCTCAATGCCTGATCACAACCTAGATGTTTACATACTGGAGGTATGAAATGGGTGCAGAAATAGTAGCCCCGATTGCAGGTTCTGTTATTGGCGGTATAATGGGAAACAAAGCCGCAAAGAAACAAGCTGGAGCGCACCGCTACGCCGCTGATATGAACGCCCGTGGTTATAATGATGCTCGTCCTTACATCCAAGATATGTATGAAGGTGGCACCAAAGCCCTAAATGATTCCTTGGAAGCAGGTTACTACAGCGGTGATACATACGCTGGCATGAACGACATGCAACGTAACGCCATGAACAATATGTATGGCTTTGGTAATCAAGGTTTCACTGGTGGTCAGAACCTGATGAACGCTAGTGCTGGCTTTGGTACTAACTATGCAGACCTATTCAATGCCGCTGGTGGAGACCGTATGGCTACTGCACGTCAGTATGCTATGGACAACTCACAGCCCTTGGTCGATGCCGCTTTGCGTGACAGCACACGTAACCTACAAGAGAACACCTTGCGTAACATAGGCATGGGTGCATCTGGTACTGGCAATGCGAACAGCTCAAGAGCTGGTGTAGCAGAGGCTATTGCTGGTCGTGCATATGCTGACCGTGCGGCTGATGTATCAGCAGACATCTCTGACAACCTTATGCGGCGTTCTCTTGCAGAACAGAATACAGCTTTCCGTAATCAGATGGCGGCTAACCAAGGTCTTGGTGGTGCATACACTACAGGCTTTGGCATGGGTACAGACGCTGGTCGTCTTATGGGTGCCGCTGGTGATGCTATGCAGAAAGACGCACAGATGGAACTCAATGAACGCAGGAAGTTCTTTGAGGGCAACCGCGACTATGCACTAGATCAGTACAACAAGTACAACGCAGGTATCCTTGGTCGCGCTCCACAAACTAGCAGACAATCAGCTAACTTGGTCGATCCAACTATGGCAGGTCTTAGTGGTGCTATGGCTGGCTTTGGTTTTGGTCAGAAGTACCTATCACCAATGTTTAACCAGCAAACACAGGCAATGCCAACACCCGCACCGCAAATACCATTGGCGCAGGGCTATTTGAGTCATTAATAACGCGGCACGTTACTACCAACAGAATTACACTATTAGGTCATAACAAAGGAGTATCCTATGACAATAGTCTGGACACTGCTCCTTACTGTTTGCACCTCTGAGATATGTGTCAAACAGCCGATTGATTTCTTTCGTACACAGCAAGAATGTCACAAGGCAATGCTTACATACAACAAGATGCCCAAAGACGGTCAATGGAAAACAATAGATTATAGATGTATTGTTATAGGTGGCATTGAGATATGAGCATGTTATTACCCAGTGGACTATTGACCCTTGACGGTACCCCTACGCCAGCTCTCATGGATGCCATCAGGCATAGTGAGACTGGTCACTTGTCGGATGCTGAGGCTGGACAGGCTGTAAGCAGGAAAGACGCTATAGGTGCCTACCAGTTCCTTCGTAAGAACCTACACAACATGGGCTACGGTATGCCCAAGAACATCTCTGTTGCTGATGCTACCGACATAGATAAGCAAAGAGAGCTTGCTACACAGTATGTCAAAGGTATCAACAAGCATCATAAGTACACAAACCCCATGCACTCTCTAGCGGCATATAACTGGGGTGCAGGTAATGTTGATAAGTGGCTGGCAAAAGGTGGCAAGTTCAGTGAGCTACCCAAAGAAACAAGAGACTACCTAATGAGGGCTTCTAAGTTTCTCAATGCTAATTACCAAGCACCACAAGCCGCACCAACCCAGCCTAAGATACAAGGAAAACAACCTATGGCTACAACAGAAATGCAAAGAGCCGCGTTAGCTGACAGGCTTCGTAGCCAGAATGTACCTGAAGGTATGATACCTCAGATGGTCGATGAAATGCTTGGTGTAGAAGCACCTGTTTTAACACAACCAACTACATCAGCTCCTGATGCGGCACTGTCTTCAGCATTGTTAAGCAAAGGTGTACCACAGGGTATGCTTACGACAACGGCTGACGACATGATGGGTCAGTCAGCTCCTGCTCCAGTATCTACAGTATCTCCAGATGCTATGAGCATAGTGGATGACGGTGCGCTTACTAACATTGATAACACCAATATCAACACTAACAGGTTTGACACACCTAATATCCTAGGTCGCACTCCAAGAGTTGTCAGAGGTCTTTTGACTGGTGGTGCTTTGCAGAAAGATGAAGCACAGAAGATCGCAAATACACCAAGTTACTTGCAACCTGTAGGTAGCCCACAAGATAACAACCCACAAACACAGATGGGAATGTTTGGTGGTGGTTACTTGGATAACAATCCACAGACACAACAGGGTATGCTGTTTGACTCACAGGATAACAACCCACAGACACAACAGCCAATACTGACTGACGCGGCAACAGCTACACCAGTATCAACAGCATCTACAGCACCTTCCAACAAGCCAGCCACCAGCAAACCATCTGGTAGCAATGCCATTATCGAGGCTCAACAGGCATCCCTAGCCAAAGCCTCAGAGGGTAGACGCAACGCGGCGGCACTGACCACCATGCCAACTACAGAGATGACTGGTAGCGACCTTATTCGCATTGGCCTAGCTGGTGTAGGTGGGTCGGCTAAAGGCGGCTTGAACGCCCTAGACCGCATGGGTGAGGTATATGGTCAGCTTGAAGACGCCAAGAACTCAGCGGCCTTAGAGCAATACAAAGCTAATCTTAAAGCGGCAGGTAAGAAAAAGACAGACGGTGACGCTAATGCCTCCCGTGTATCCAGTGGTATTGTCACAGGTCTAATCGATGAGGTTATGCCTACTATCAATGATGACATCGATGGACTGTTCAACAAGATTACAGGCATGGGTGGTAACACCACAGGCTTCTTTGGCAAGATCATGAGTGGCATTGGTGGTAGCGATGCCGCCAACCTTCGCGCACAACTTACGACCATCAAGTCCAACGTAGGTTTCGATAAACTACAGTCAATGCGTGAGGCATCACCTACAGGCGGTGCATTGGGTAACGTATCTGAGAAAGAGAACGAGTACCTACAATCTGTACTTGGTAACTTGGAACAATCACAGTCACCAGAACAGCTAAAGCGGAACTTGTTGAAGCTACGTGAAGCCTACCTAGACATTGTTCATGGTTACGGTAACAGACCTTTTGGAACACCTAAGTATAGTGGTGGTTCACCAGCTCAGGGCAACAGTAACACCCAGACCATCAATGGTGTCACAGTGACTAAAGTAACTCCTTAAATCAGAGGTAATAAATGGCTCAGTACCAAGTAGGTTCTTCACTCTACGAGATACCCGACAACATATCTCCACAGCAACTGAACGAAGTCCTAACCGAGCTTGCATCTAAAGAACAACCACAGCAACAACAAGGCACTGATGGTGCGTTAGCTTACTCAGTAGACAAAGCACAGCAAATGATAGGCAAAGGTGTTGAGGCTGTTGGTGATCTTGTCGGTTCTGATACAGTAAAACAGTATGGTTCTGACGTAGTTGCACAGCAGGACAGGGATATAGCCGCTGGGGGCTACAAGCCTACATACACTGGTTCTTTTCGTGAGACCTACAACAAGGGTGGTATTGAAAATGCTCTTGGTTGGATTGTTGAGAAATCAGCAGAAAACCTAAGTTCTGGTGGTCTTGCTATAGCAGGAACAGGACTAGCCGCTTTAACAGCTCCATTCTCTGCTTCAGCCGCTTTACTTATCGGTGGTGGTACGTTTGCCGCTAGTGCGGCTATGAACACAGGTGACTCAGCGTTTGAACAAGAAGAAAAGACAGGTGGTTATGACAGCAAGGTAGCTGTGGGTACAGGTATTATTGCTGGTATCCTAGACAAGTTCGGTGCTGGCAAGGTTATTCCTACGTCAGACCTAGCTAAACTAAGTGGTCAAGAGCTTGTTGAGCGTCTTATCAAAGCTGGTCATCCAAATGCTGCCAAGAATATTGGTAAACGCATCTTGAAGTCCTTTGGTAGTGAGGCAGGTACAGAAACAGCACAGGAAGCGGCTATTGTAGGCAGTGCAGTCACTCAGGGCGGCGAATATACCAAAGATGAGCTTATTGATCGTGGTATTGATGCGGCAGTTCTTGGTGGAACAATGGGTGGTACGACAACTACAGCCATAGAAACAGCCAAAGCCACTGGTAGAGGCGTCCAGAACGTCACTGGTATGGCACAAGAGGAAGTTACACCCGAAGTACAAGCCGCTAGAGGCGACTTTGCCAACAGATTAGACCGTATTGCTACTGGCAACGGTATGAACCTCAAGAATGTAGGCAAAATGGGATCAAAGGGAGCTGTCGATGCTGTCGATAACGCTCATACTGAGATTGCCAGTGAAATTGACTTTGCCATAGACGGTCTGAACCAGACTAACGAAACAACCTTGAACAAAAGAAAAGGCGATACTGCACTTGTAGCTGAAAAGAAGGCAAAAGCACGTTTAGCTATTAAGAACGCCAAGAATAAGGTCAAAGGCATAGTAACCAATGACCAATTAGCAGTTGTAGAAGAGCTAGTGGGCGGCACGACAGAAGGCCAGCAACTCCTCAATCTTATGCGAGAGAGTAACGAACTCACAGCTCTTCACAAAGCTGGATATGTAGGTGGTTTATCACAATACACTGACCTTATGTCCCCTATTGGTGGTCGTGCAGGTTACGACACAGGCATGATCGCTACTGAACGTATGCTGAGACCCCTGATAACAGGCGGTGCGGCCTTCCAGACAGGCGGTGCATCTCTAGCACTACAAGGTGGCATAGCGGCTACTGGTCGTATTGTGGACGCTATGACAGGCCGTAGAAGCCGTGTTGCTAAGTTCATCAAGAACAACCGTGGTAAGTCAGGACAGCAGGTATCCGCTGGTTCTTCAGCTAGAGCCAAGGGTCTTGCCGCTTTTAGAGCCAGACAAGCAGAGATTGAACGTAAGAAACGTGAGGCCGCAGAGAAACGCCGCCAGCAACAAGCTGAAATAGCACGTAGGCAAGCTGAGGAAGCCGCTGAGAAAGAACGGCTAAAACAGTCAAACATTGATCTTTATGAAAACGGCACACGCCAACGTAAGGGTTACAAGTATGTAGCTGGTGATGCCAGCTTGAGTAGCCCACAAGGTATCTTACTAGCTGGTACTGGTACTGACTTGGCAAACATAGAGCTTGCACTAGCTGACATAATACTACAGTTCCCACCTGATAGTTCAGCCACAATATATGCCAAGAGTGCGCTGAAGAGTCTACGTGAGGGTGGTAAGATTGCAGACGGTAAAGGTCTAAATAATCTTATTACGCTTGTGAACGATATGATCGACACAGGACGTACAAGAGCTAAAAGCATAAAGCCTAGAGATGCTGGTATTGTGGTAAGCAATGCTCAAAATGAAGCAATCAAACGTGGCATCGAGGCTAACAGAGCTTTTGCACAATCACTGATTGATGCCTTAGATGCTGATACATCTGTAGACAGTTTCTCTAAAGGCATCATCAAGTCTAAGCTGGAAACCTACAAGAACGATGATCTAGGTCTTGATCCGCTTGGTCGTGCTAGGCAGGAGCTACAGGACGCCATCGAGGTACTACAAGCTAACAATGGTAACGTAGAGAAAGCTAATCAATACTTAGGCCAGTATATAGCCCGTATTGAGACACAGCAGAACGCACGTAAAGGTCAGGAGCAACCTCAGCCTGAGCCAGAGCCAGAACCTCAGCCTGAGCCAGAGCCAGAACCTCAGCCTGAGCCACAGCCAGAACCTCAGCCTGAGCCACAGCCAGAACCTCAGCCTGAGCCTGTAAAAACAAATCCTATTGATACTAGCAATATTACACCCGAAACCATCAGGATACAAAGGCGTTTGGATATACAAAGAGCATTAAGGTTGGAAATGAAAGAAAATGCTAAAGATGATCGTTACATTAATAAAACTTTCAAAACCTTTACTGGCAGTGTTAAAGACTTCGGTAATGTACAGTTTAGTAAAGCATTTAATGATGAAACTGTGTCAGCTATATCAGTTTTTATTCCGATGTTAAATGAGATAGCAGACAGGTTCAATGTTCCTAGACTGCGTGGATTTAAGACTATCAACAGTGCAACTGCTAACCAAGGCGATGGTGTCATGGGTATCAATGCGGCTAGTTTCAATGGTCTTGCAAGTGGTCTTGCATACACAAATTTAGACCCAGAAGAACGTGAAGCTCGTATTAAACTTTGGCAAGACACAATCAATGATAATGAGGCAGAACGTAATACTAATCATGCAAAACTTATTAAACTAATTGATACTTATCGCACACAAAGAAACATGATGTTAAATGCTCCAGAAGCTTGGCAAGAATATCAGCAAATAAGCAAAAGACAGGAAGAGCTTTACGAAGAGAGAAGAGAAGCCAGTCTAAGTATAGACAGGCTTAAAGCTAAAAAATACACAGCATCTCTTTGGAAGCTTGGTGATGCACTTAATAATAGGCCAGCTCATTCAGAACTTTTCTATGACACAGGATTAGACAGAATAAAAAGCATCTTATTGCATGAGATGGGTCATCACATACATCAATACTTTGCACAAAAGCCACCTTTATCAAACGCAGATTTAGATGTTAGAAAAGCCTCTAGGGTTAGGCCAATGGAAACATGGTTTATGCTAAACAAAAGCACTTTTCTAAACCAACAAAATAAAGACAAACAAGCTACCAACTATTCTACAAAGAATGAGTTTGAGTGGTTTGCAGAGAACTTTTCTCTGTACTGGATGAACAGGCGTGATCTGGTTGACCCAGCTTTTGTTAGTTTGATAGAATCAGCACTAGGAGGGACATTCAAAAATGTCTAAAGCATACGACAGAGCAAGTGCTATACTTGAAGAAAAGGGTATGGAACTGACGGACGATGATGTTGATCAAATAGAATTTCTTTCTGCTGGTTTTACATATGAAGAAACCGTCAATCTCAAACCTTGGCTTTATGAATGTATTGAACAAGTCAGAAATAGTAACGACACTAAGTTGTCACAAGATGGGCGCACCTAAAGAACCGCGACTAAAGTCGCCCCCTAAAAAGGGTAACGGTAAGTGTCCACAACGCGCACCCAAGAAAAACTACTTCTCGACTCTGATGGAAACACCAGAGGGTCGAGAGTTACGTAAGCAATGGTCGAACAAGAAGCGTAAGAACGCTGGTCGGCCTAAAGGTACACCTGATGGTCTTCGGAAAGAGCAAGCCGATACCATGAGAGTGGAAGTTAAAAAGGAAGCAGAAAAGGTAGTAGAAGTTATGGCAGAAAAGTATGGCGTAGAAGACGAATACGCAAAAGAAGCACTCAAGACCGCTGTTGAGGTCATGAAGATGCAGGGTGAGACCCGTGAGCGTCTATCAGCCGCAAGGCTAGTGTTAGACTTCACCAAGCAGAAACCTGTGGCAAAGTCCGAAGTAGCTGTAGCTAAAGCAGAAGACTTCTTAGCTTCCCTACTTGTAGAAGACGATAGTGAACCAGAAGCTAAAAGCGGTTCGTAAGCGACTACTACTAGACTTTCCTTTTTATGCTAACTCTGCACTAAAGATCAGAACTAAAGCTGGTGAGATTGCTCCATTAAAACTCAACCCAGCACAGCA